CCATGTCATCGTGTTGGCAACAGTGGAGTTGTCACGACGCTGATTGTGAATCTGCGAGATTTCTTCTTGAAACATCCCAAGGGTCTCACAGAACCCGTAGCCGTAGAAGTAATCATCTCTGTAGAAGAGGCGCGCAGCCAAAAACACCTCGTCAGGGTAGTACTGATAGTATGCGCGGAGGAGTTTGTTGTTCTTCTCGTTGTACCATGCCATACATCGAACAAAGCGCCCACGATTGACGCGGTACTTGAAATGGCATTCGTAGATGTGGTATTCTTCGAAGCCGTAGGTTGCGCTGACCTGTGCCCCTGCGTCAGTCTGCTGCATCTGAGCCACTGCATCAGGCGAGGTGAGGTCAGGCTTCCCAAGAATCTCCTTAACTTTGGCCTTGTCGTAGATGCCCCTCCACGCCCGCTCCTCAAGCGCAAAGCGGCTCAATCTGATTCTGTGGGCCTTGAAATCCGCAGACTCAATAGTCTTGTGAACTGGGGACATCAAGAAGTCATTGAATGGGAGTTTCTCAGGTCGCGGCCCCTCGTAGGTGATGTCTGCGTAGGGCTTCCCAGTCCCGTCACCTGCTGGAGCAATCTTGTCCTCAATCTCCGTGATCCACGGGCACTTCAAGACAGAGGTGCCATAGCGAATGGCTTCCCCAAACCATTCATGATACACTCGATAGAGATCGAGTTCTGTGGGCTCCAACCCAACGTACTGCATGAACTCCTCAAAGGCATTCTTGAACTCAATGGCCTTCTTGGGGTACTTGCCTATGAGTCGAGCTGTCCACAGTGGGCTTGTCTTGATGATGGCGTTCATCACCCGAGCGAGCAGTGTGTCACAATGAATGGCGGTGACCGGGACAACGAGGTTGGAGGCGCCATGCCATGGGAACTCCCGTGTGGACTCAGCAGGCGTAGCCTCGTAAGCCTTGCGCCACTGCACAATCCTGTTCTCGTGAAGGTCGGAGAGGCCGCTCTTGAGCCCACGAATACGTTGGCCCAAGTAACGACACAGCCTCTCCTCAGCCTCACCACTCAACGGGATTTTGATCTGCTCAAGCAAAGTGCTCCTGTCCGACTTAAGCTGTCTGCGTGACGACGGGCTGCGTGACTACTGGAAACGTGTTGAGGATAGTCACCACGGCCTGAGCGTAGGTGGCAATCTTGGCCTGAGCTGCTGCCGTCTCCAGTCCCTGAGCGGTCAGAGTGGGTAACAGCTTCGATTCGACCATTGAGATGACATCAGCCATCTTCTGTGCACCGGTGCCAGTTTCCTGGCCGACCACGGCCCATGAGGCCTCAGTCTGGGCGACGGCCGACACGACGATATTGAACTCCGGGCCAATCGCGGGGAAGGCTAAATCCACTACCGGCTCGACCAATTCGGCACCTTCGACTGCCAGCGGAAGGGCTTTCTCCGCGATGAATTTTCCGACGCCCTTAGCACCGGATGCAACCTTATCCAGAAACGCAACGAACTTGTTTGCCATGATTCCTCCGTTATTTGTCTGATTTGGTGATGACCTGCATATCGGAATTTAATTCCTTCTCGGCTTCGGCCTGGGGAAACACAAACATCATGCCCTTCAGGTTCGGATCGCGCCTGATGAAGTAAACCAGTACGCAGGCCGCTGCGACCATTCCTGACCCGAGCCCGAGGACTAGCGCATCGCTCGCTGGCATCTTGGTGATGCTTGCGACCATTGTTGTCCCCGCGATAAACAGGAATGAACCCGCCATCGAAACCGCGAGCTGAAACAGCAGGCGCATCCATGTCTGATAGACCTTCTGCTGAATCTTGCCGAGAAAGTAGGTCGCTAGCGCGTCGAAAGGATTGGGCATATCTTATTTTCCTGCCGAGGCTCCTTGGTCGCGCTGCGCAGCAGGTTGAATCTCTGCTGCTGTTGGACCAAACAGCGAGCTATCGTGCATCGCTGCGCCAATCACGGCCATCAGGACTGCAACCGCTATGTGCTTGGCATCCATATTGCCTGCATTGGCCCAAGCGTAGAGCCCAGCACTGGCCAGACCCACTACTGTTGTTTTCCAACTGCTGGCTACATTATTCATGCGCGACCTCCTTTTAGGGCGTCGCCAATTAGACCACCATACCCGCCGCTCAAATAACCTCCGTAGCTGTGCGCAGCCGTATGGACGCTGTAGGGCTGCGCGATCTGCCGAGACATCTGCTTGTTCTGCCGCAACATCGCATCTGCAACTTGAGCGTTCATTGGAGTGCGGAGGAGCTGAGGCGCATACGCAAGCGCGTCAAGCTGATCGCAATATCGTCCACGAGGAAACGTGGTGTACTCCCCAAGAAAGTCCTGTTGCTTGCGCTGCATGAAGAAGCGACCAAACTCAAAGATTGGGCCGAGGATGTTGCGTATGCGCCACTCCTTCTTCGTGGTGATCTCCCCATCTGGGCCCTCAACCTCCCCTTTGAGTTCTGTGATGTTGATGCGCCAGGGGCGCACTGTGTTCAAGTATTTGATATGAGGGAGGGCGAGGCTCTGCCCCGCGCATGTCTCGAAGCCCACTTTCTTGCAGCGCCACTTCTCCGCCATCGCGTAGATTTTGTTGAAGAAAATCTCGTGACTGGAGGACTGTGCCCATGTGTCAAGAAGGTAGTAGTTGCCCTCAGGACTGATCCCCAGCACTACGATGGCATGGCGACACCGGCCTCCGGCCGTGTGAGTGGGATCACACGCCATGGCGACACTGAGCCTCCTGTAGGGGATGTCCTTCCTAATGAGGCCATTTGCAGATTCATGCACCACAATCACCGAGGCATCACTGTGATCCTGCTCAAGAGTGAAGTAGTTTAGGTACTCATCCTTAAAGTCAGCATCCTCTGGGGCTACGGGAGAGTTGAGGTATTGACAGGAGAACTTGTAGGCACCGTAGCGAGCCTTCGCCTCATTGAGCTTGTCGAGGTCCCATTCCTCTGGGAATATAGGAACGCCGAATGGGTGCTCATCACAGCAGCCGCCCAAGGCGGAGTGATTCTCAACTGTGAACCACGGCTCCTTCTCCCTGATGTGAGAGTTGAGGTCGTGGTAGCCCCATCTATTCCCAATCACAAGCTCATCACCGCTATGCGAAGCGTCATCCTTGTCATACAATGACATGACAAGCTGATGATAGTCAATAGCCTTATCCATGACTGAGGGCGACTCTATGGCTTTGCGCCCAGGCAAATCATCCTGAATGATGAGCCCATTATAGTGACGAGACTGTGCAGCACCGCCCACACCGAGGAAGTCGAAGGTGCCCTCGCCGTGTGGAGCAGCGCTGGCGGGTTGGTTAACCTCAAGACTGAAATCTGTCCACCGATTCTGCGCTGTAGGCAGAGTTTCGGGGAACAGAGTCCTGTAGATTGCGTTACTCTCGTAGTGTTTGCGAATCTTGGTCCCTAGTTTGGCTGCATTCGTCACGGTCTCCGAGACAAGGAGATTGCGTTTGGTGCAATCATGAATTATGAGCATGTAGCGGAGGAACTCTTGAGGATACCCCAAGGCTGTAAACTCCTCCACATCTCTTTGCGAAATTGGGAGGGCGCGCCACATTGGCAGCCCCTCTGAGGCAATCGTAGATTTGAAGAAGTCTCTCGGAATCTCCATAAGGAGCTTGATTCGCTCACTTTCAAGAGATTTGCAGATTTTGAGGTGGAAGTGCCTGGTCAGGCGCTTGCGCATCAGCGCCACTTTGATGAAGTAGTGCAAGGAGCCCAGACAGTTCAGCCTGTGGAGACGCAGCTGTCTCGTGGGGTCTGCGTCTTGCGGGATCGGGATGGGATCAAAAAGGTGCATTCCTGTTCTTGTCTTGGTTGCGTAGCTGCGCTACTGCCCCCACTGCATCTTGGGGGCATACGCCTTCTTCGTTCCCATGGACCCCATCGAGGACCCCACCCCAGATGTGATGCTCACTCCAGGCGAGGCAGCAACAGATTTTCTCGCAGGGAGTGCGGGGGCACCCTTACCGCTCCCGCCTGCTCCCGCAATCTTACGTACCTTATCTATGGTACCTAGCACACCTAAAGCTCCAGCTCCCGCAGCTCCCAAAGCTCCCATCTTATGCCTCCCCTGTCTCTTGCATCACAACCGTCTTGCTGTCGAGCACAGGCTTCTTCTCCTGTGCCTGCATCTGTGTCTCCACCCTTGCGCTTGCCCCGCCCTGCTTCGCAGGCAGCTTAATCTCCGCCACCACCTTGTTCCCCTCCACAGCCAAGCTCGCCACGATGTCTGCGGGAAGTGTGGGCTTATCTGCCTTGTCTCTCTCTGAGCCTGTGGTGCCCTTGTTGGCGAGGAAGCGTGCCTTGGGGTCCCGGTCCAAGATTTCTTTGGCCGCCACCAGCGAAGCCCTGAGATCACGCCTCTGTAAGACCGCTTCGAGGAGAGCGTTCAGTGCCGCAGGCACCATCAGCTCCGCCTTCTCCTGAAGCCTGTCGTCTTGATCCTCCAGCTCCTCGTCAATCTTGGAGAGACGCCCTTCGAGGAGGCTCTCCTCAATTTCGATGTACTGAGACGTCTGAAGAACCGTGCGTAGCTGGGCTGCACTGAGCCCCACCATCTCCGCAATCCGCGTGTCAGAGAATCGCCCTGTGACGCGGTAGCGTGCGATCTGTTGGATGCGAATCAGGAGCTTGCTGCTAGGCCCTTGGCCTGAGCCACCTCCTAAGGAGGTGCCTAACGAGTTGGGTGGGAGAGGAGGCATCTTCGCTTACCTACATCGAAGGTGTACACTTAGAGCTGCATTGAGTCTAGCACAGCTCGTACAGCAACGCAACACAATTCTCATCTCTTTCTCACCTTTGTAAGTCGTGCGCGAAGCGTAGGTTGCGCGAAGCGGGACATCGCAGTGTATTCTCTCAGTATTCTTGTGTGTTTGTCACAGCCTCGCGGCGCTGCCACACACAGCCCGCACAACCCAGCCACCGCACCTGCACCACGCCACTGCCGCAGGCAGCCCTGAGCGTTGCTTGGGCCCTCTCGCCGTGCATGGGTGTTCATGCCTTGAACACCTGCGCATCTGTCACACACTCCATAGAATGACCGACGCTCATCTCGCTGTGCGACGCTCATCTCGCTGTGCGACTGTGCGAATGACATGACCGTAGGAATGACATGACCGTAGGAGCTAGAACGCTGATTTGGGAAAAAATTATTTTCAAAGGTATAAGCATCGAAGCTCAAGCGAGATTTTGAGCCTCCACCCCCTCTTGGGGCGCTGCGCTGCTGTGGCGCTGCGCTGCTGCCAGGACGCGAACGCGAACGTAATAGATGAGAAGCTAAGATTCAACACGCGCAACATGCGCAACATGCGCAAATTAAACGAGGAGAAAACACAATGACACAGCAGAGCAACACACAGAGCAACGACTCTGATACATCCAACACTATTCAAATAATAATCACAGATGAAGAACTCACTCGATTGCTTGACGTGCAAGAGAGCGATGGAACTAAGTGGGACGCAACCACGTATCATCTCTTTCAGCTTGGACTGGGAGCACGCGAGAACAGTATCAAAGCAACTTTGAAGCGCAAGTCCGCAGAAGAGCAGCAGCTTGCCAAAGAGAAGATCGCTAGCTTCTTGCGAATCAATCCAGCGCTAGCGCAAGTTGTCTGCACACTCCAAATGGAAGATGCTGCTTTGTTCACTGATTCTGTGAAACTGCTCACAGCGCTAGCGCTGGAAGTGGCAAAGCAAAGTCTTAAGACCAAGAGCGCTGTTGCATAGTCTCAGCTACGATCAACCATATTGCCCCATCGCACAATGCGCTCTGTGCGATGGGGATTTTCTTGCGCCCGCGCAAGTGCACTGCGCAAGAGCAGTGCGCAAGCGCAGTGCACAAGCGCCCGCAAGCTGGAGAACTCATGATCCATATCAAGTGTGACTCGCTCGGAAATCCCATATCCATCGAACTGTGCCAGCGCGCGGAGCGCGCGAAGCGCTTGCGAAGCGCACAGCCCACCGCTCGTGGTCAAGCGAAGCGCGTGCAAGATGCCCGCACTTTCGTTGCACTTCTCGCTCCGCGTCACCACACATCTCCGAACGAGTGTGGAAGCAACTTCAATCTACGTGAGCCAGGCAAGTACTTGGACCTCATCCCACCCGCGCCAAGTGCACGTGAAGTGACGCTGCGCTTGCAGCGGATCAATGGTATGGTTCGAGAGGCGAGTGGTGGTCTTGTCGTGCAGTGGCTCCCAGCAGACTACTACAAAGTGTTCTGCTATCATGATAAGGCCCGCTTCCTGCCATGCAATGCGTGCGGGCGAAATCTTCTGGAGGCAGCTCAGTTCTGGCACACCTTCGGCGCTCCTTCGGAGAGCTAAGCGCAAGCCCGCGTAGCGGGGAGGTGCCATGGGTGTTCACTTTATGGGTGTTCACTTTGTGTGCATTTTAAGTTGTGTGTTCAAGATACGCATCTTGCTCAAGACAAAGCACTTACAAATGAACACATACATTGCAAAATTATTTGTTTTGAGCGCTGTTTTTGTGCAGTCTTGCAACAGTGTAAATACTACATTGTTTGCCATGACCGCGTACCGCGCCTTCGGCGCTCCTACGGAGCTTCGCGCTCCTACGGAGCTTCGCGCGAAGCGCGTCTCAGCTTCGCTGTGGAACTCGCTCCGTTTGACGTGGCATTTTTTTTTTTTTTATATAAAAAAAATAATATATTAAGATAGGGGGGTAAAATAAAAGAAACGGTGCCTCGTTGCGCACCAAAGCGACATAGCACTAAAGTCGTAGTTGCAAGATTGCGCAGAGACAGTGTGTTCTGCGAGATAAATTTATAAAATGTTTGTTTTTTTCTAAAGCACTCTAAAGCACTCTAAAGCACTCTAAAGCACTCATTCTAAAGCACATAGAGACTTGTCAAGACTTGTCAAGACTTGACAAGACTTGACAAAAAACACACACAACAGCACAAATATATGCTATAATATATTTGCACTCAAAGGAGCAGAGTTGAGTCGCTCCACCAACATGTACCAAATAGGAGGGAGAAGATCATGAAAAATGCCTTCGGCAAATCACCGCGGCAGGCCAACGAAGCTGAGAACTTCGGCCTCGGACACCTCCTGGGTGAGGCCCAGGAGAATGAGTTTGACATAGTTCTCTCACTGGACGCATCTTGTGGCTGGTCGACGGAGAAGGAAATAGTCACAGCAAACTGGGACGGCGAGAAATATATTGCCCGCTACGGCGCCATGAGATGGGTATCTGAAGATGGAGAGATGTGGCGCGATAGCTGCACGGGAGAGCTTCCAAGCTCTCCTGAGTTTAGAAACTGCTCCATCATGTTGATCGGCGGCCCTTTCGGCGGCGAGGCAATCGTATAATCTCCGCCGTGTGGCCTCCGCCGCAAGCGGATTTCCGTTAAACGGAAATCTAAAAAGATTTGCACAGGCTGGTAAGCTATTGATTACAAAGCAAATAGAATTTTATTTTGTTCTTGACATCCTAAACGATTAGATTAGACTCTAATCATGCAGTGGAAAGGACACACGATAGTGAAAACTTCCACATACGCTGCAAGGAACATTTACGGAGCCTACGTTATTGGGTTCGCCGTTTGTCTTAACGGGCGCTGGCATTCTATTGGTATCACCAGTTCCCCCGCTCACTTGAATATTACCGTACCTGAGCCGTCAACGAGACTCTGGCAGCGCTGGCACTTGCAGTATGCCGCCTGCGGCACCTAAGATCGAAACGCCTTCGGGCGTCCGAATGAGCGGGTGAACCTCTGCCGTAAAAGTTGCAGCGCAGAGCGCAGAGCAAGGAGAAACAAAATGGCAAATGCTGATCGCCCACACGAAGCGCGTGGAGATGCACACGAAGCGCGCGCGGAGCGCGATCCTGCGCTGGAGGCCAGCGGTGAGGCCAGCGTGCGCACGGAGCGCTCAGAGGAGCACGAAGAGCGCTCAGAGGAGCACGAAGAGCGCTCAGACTCACTCTGTCGATGTGGCAGAGTCAAGACCCCAAGACCACACTGCCCGAATTGCGGCTCCGCCTCTGTGCTCTCGCGAGAGAAGCTCGCCAAGACAGAGAAGCTCAAGAACGGCACCATAATCATAGTGCCTGGGTTTGTGTGTCGGCTCTGCTCACAGAAGTTCCAGAAGGACTGGGTGTGTGGGGCGCCTCCTCCGAAGAAGAAAGATCCTGAGTCTTTGGGTGAGGCCCAGAAGAAAATGAGCCCAACCAAGTTACGGCTTGTTCAGCTCAAGGCGCAAGAAGCCCTGGATATAATTAAGAAGCAGATTCTCAAGAGAGGTCCGCAGAAACAGGACTGGCTCCTGGAAGGCACCTCATTGGACACCTCCGCTCCTACGGAGCCCACTCCTGCGAAGAGCGAAGAGCGCGCGAAGCGCTGAGTCAAGTGCAACAAAATTCGTTGCATCACAAGTGCTTCACAAGTGCTTCAAAGCAGAGCACTTACACGCGCTTGTGCGTGCTTGTGCGCTTGTGCCCGCTCCTCAGCTTGACAGACGCTTCATGTCTCATGTACACTTACGCTAGTCATGCTAGTTCTGTAAGTGCATCATCCAGCGAGCCTTCGACGCAGCGAAGCTGCGAAGCTGGCACAAAGCAGCACCAACCAAGCTCCGACGGAGCACCGACGGAGCACAACATCCAGCGAGCCTTCGGCGCCTGGAAGAAAGAAGAACCACAATATGCACACCAACAACGAAACCCGAGCAAACCTCAGCATTCCGCAATTCAACGCGGACAAGTCCCCCAAGATGGACGACAAAGGCGAGGAGCAGCTCATCGAAATCAAGAACAACATCGACACCTCAACGAAGTCTTACAGGGAGATCGTGGCAGAGGCAAGCGCGAATGGCCTCACAGAGATGGACATTACCACAAAGCTCCAGAGCTTCCAAGTTACCGAGGTGGATTCCTGGAAAGAGCTGTTCGACCTGATCGGGCTGTATCAGCCCGACGCCACAATCGCGGAGAAAGTAGCTACGGACATAGTGAACAGGGGCCTGATTCTCGCGCAACAGCACAAGGGGATGCGGGAGTTCATGAACGACTCGGATCAGCCTGCCGTGGAAGGGCTGTACGATGTGATGGCAGAAGCCTCGAAGCCTGGAGAAGGGCGTCGAAAGGCAGACCCGCTCGCCAAAGCAGCGAAGCTGCTCTCGGAGCAGTTTGGCGTGGCTCTCACCCCAGCCGACCTGGATCGCCTCGTCGCAGCGTTCAAGTCGGAAGCAATCTAGGAGCTTCGCTCCTTCGGAGAATTACGAAGTTGTGTTCCCACCTTCTCTGCGGAGAACCTGCCGCAGACAGGGCGGGCTTTTTATTGAGCCAACGCAAGCACGCCACGCCTTCGGCGCGCGTCCGTCAATCAGGTACGTCGAGTCCGTCAATCAGGTACGTCGAGGCCGTGTTGGTTGAGTAAAGAGTCCATAACAAAACAGTCGAAGCTGCTCTCGGAGCAGTGAGGAGAACAAAAATGAACAAGCCCAAGCCAATAAAACTCTTCTACTATATGGGAGGGCAGGATTCCTATGAGCTGCCCGAGCCAAAGGAAAGCCCAAGATACGACTTCTGGTCCCTTGTGTTTTCGGAACTAATCATGCCTGTGTTGCTCTGGGCTGTGGCGCTCTGGACTGTGGTGTTCTGGGCTGTGGTGCTCTGGGTGAGTGTGGGGATGCTGATTTGTGGGTGGAAGCCATGACCCCCTCAGGCAGCAGTGGAGGCGCCTCCAAAATCTT